GGTTCTGAGAACATCTCTAATTTTGATGTCTTTATTAATGGAGATTATTTCGGTTCGAATGTTAATAAAATACAAATAACAACCAACGACATTCTTACAATATCCGTAATGAAACAAGACAACCTGAAAGAAGGTTCTATAAAGTTTGATAGTAAGTTGGTTTAGTCCTCCCCATACAAATCTTTCTTTTCTTTACACTTCTCTAATATTAAATTTTCTAAGAATTTATAAATCTTTATCCCCCTTTTATCACAGTATTTTTTCAATACCTCGTGAACCTCAGGTGCTATCTTTATATTCTTTATTTCTTTCTTTTTATTCATAGGTAGAAAAAAGGTAGAATTTATTCTCACCATTTACAAATAGATATTCAAAAGTCAAGTTTTTTCATTCAGATTAGAATATTTATCATTAAAATAAATCTGCATAGAATAATTTAATAATGGCAACAGCACAAGCAAATCAAAAAGTTTATGTTTCACCTGGTGTTTATACCTCTGAAACGGATTTATCATTCGTGGCTCAGAGTGTGGGTGTTACTACGTTAGGTTTAGTTGGGGAAACAATTAAGGGTCCCGCATTTGAACCGATTTTTATAACGAACTACGATGAATTTCAGGCATATTTCGGGGGGTCCGAGCCTGTAAAATTTGTTAATACACAAATCCCTAAATATGAAGCGGCTTACATTGCCAAATCTTACTTACAACAATCTAATCAATTGTTCGTAACAAGAATCCTTGGTCTTTCAGGATACGACGCAGGTCCGTCTTGGAGTATCAAAGTTGTTGCTAATGTTGACCCAACTACGGTTGGTTTCAATCCTGCAACAGCTACCCCTTGGGTGGTAAACTTTACAGGAAGTTCGACAGGGAATACAATTTCTTTTCTTAATTCATTCCCTTCACAAATTAACAATTCGTTGACTTCACTTTATAGAATGAGTGACGGAAGCACATCTAATATCCAATCCGATATTTTAGGGTTTGTGAAAGATGTTCTAACAACAAATTCATTGTCTTCAACAACTGCAAATGTATATGGTGCAATTCCAGAAAGTGACTATTATAGTTTGTCTACAGGACGTAACTTAGTCAACGTATATAATTGTGATAATATAAATTATCCTCTTAATGATTTAACAAGTGGTTTGAATGATTCTTGGTTCTATGCAAACTTTAACAACTATTCCAATGATAACTATTCAGGTTATTCTATGGACTATATTGTTTCATCAATAGCAACAGGAGCTTCTAATAGTTTCTCGGGTAGTATTTCTGGTAATGTATATACATGGTCAGGAACTGCTTTCAGTGAATATAATAACATGGTTGTAGCGACAATCCGTTCAAGAGGTATATCACTTTTTGAAAATAGTGCAGCAAGTAATGCTCACGGTCCAATTTACGAGGTAAACTCGGGTGGAACTGTTTCAGGATTGAGTGCATTAACTATGGTTTGTTCGGGACAATACTCAGGGGTTACAATTAATCCTTACGAAACCTTCTTGTTATCAGGTATAACGAAAGATAATGATAATTTCAGTTTTGAAGTTTCATTGTCGGCACTTTCTTCTAAGTTTATAACTAAAGTATTAGGGACGGACAATTTCGGAAAATCTAGACAGGAGGTTCCTGTATTCGTTGAGGAAGTTTATCCAGCTTCTTTGGCTTATGCTTATAATCAAAGTTATATCCGTGGATTAGATTGTCAGTTGATTGGTTTACCTGGAGCAAGAACAGAAGACCCAAGTTCAATTGCTTATAACGTAGAAAAATATCAATCACCTATGACACCATTCTTGGTTTCAGAGTTGAGAGGTAATAAAGTTTATAAATTATTCAGATTCATATCAATCTCTGATGGAGATGCAGCTAACGTTGAAGTAAAAGTTTCAATCGCGAACTTGTCTTTTAACAACATGACATTTGATGTTTTAGTTAGAAATTTCTTTGACACCGATGCGAACCCTGTTGTGATTGAGAAATTCACAAATTGCACTATGGACCCAGCTTCAAATAACTTTGTGGCTAAAAAGATTGGTTCTTCTAATGGTGAGTTTGCTTTAATATCAAAATATGTGATGGTTGAAATGTCTGAAGAGGCACCAATAGATGCACTTCCTTGTGGATTCTACGGATACACTCAAAGAGAATATGCATCTGTTAGTAATCCATCTCCTGTTCCAAAGTTCAAAACAAAATACTACTTCCCTGGTGAAGTTATCTATAACCCACCTTTCGGTGCAGCAACTGGAGGTGATAATTTAGTCGAGTCACCTGGTGATATAGTGAGAAGAAGTTACTTAGGTTTTTCAACTCAGTTCGGAATTGACGAATCATTCCTTTCTTATAAAGGTAAACAAAATCCACCTTCTTGGGTCATTGCTCCAATCCCTGTCGAGGGTGCTACTTGGAACTACTTAAGTAAAGGTTTCCATATGGACTCAGGTGCAACTGTAGTTACTATTGGTAATGTTTATCAAACAAGTGGAACACCGGCATTTGAGTGTGGGGTTGCTGATTTCAGATTTGACCCAGAAACACAAGAAAATCCTTACTACTTTATCTACTCAAGAAAATACACAGTATGTTTCGCTGGTGGGTTTGATGGTTGGGACATTTATAGAGAATATAGAACAAACCAAGATAGATTCCAATTGGGAGCATCAGGTTACTTGGCGGGTGCATCTGCATCATCAAGATATCCTTCAGCAACTGGTCAAGGTTTATTTAAGAGAATTGTGGTTGAAAACAATACACAAGATTTTGCTAACACTGACTATTATGCTTATCTATTAGGTATTCTTACGTTCAGAAATCCTGAAGCTACTAATATCAATGTATTTGCAACTTCAAGTATCGATTATTACAATAACTCAAACCTTGTTGAAGAAGCTATCGACATGATTCAGTTCCAAAGGGCTGATTCTGTTTATATAGCAACGACACCAGATTATAACATGTATACTCCTGATGGAACAAACTCTTTGGATATTATTTATCCTCAGGAAGCGGTTGATAACTTAGATAACACAGGAATTGATTCTAACTATACATCTACTTACTATCCTTGGATTTTGGTGAGAGATACAGTAAACAATACACAGATTTACTTACCACCAACAGGTGAAGTTTGTAGAAATTTAGCTCTTACAGATAACATATCCTTCCCATGGTTCGCGTCAGCGGGTTACACAAGAGGTCTTGTAAATTCAATAAAGGCAAGATTGAAGTTGACTCAAGAGGATAGAGATACTCTTTATCAAGGAAGAATCAACCCTATTGCAACTTTTGCGGACGTTGGAACTGTAATTTGGGGTAACAAAACCCTACAGGTTGCGGATACCGCTCTAAACAGACTTAACGTAAGAAGATTGTTACTTCAGGCTCGTAAGTTAATTTCAGCGGTGGCTGTAAGATTACTGTTCGAACAGAACGACCAAGTAGTAAGACAACAATTCTTGGATAGTGTGAACCCAATCCTTGATTCAATTAGAAGAGATAGAGGTCTATATGATTTCCGTGTGACAGTATCTTCTTCACCTGAAGATTTAGACAGAAACACATTAACAGGAAAGATTTACTTAAAACCAACGAAGGCTCTCGAATTCATAGATATTGAATTCTTTATTACACCAACAGGAGCTTCGTTCGAAAATATCTAATAAAAACGGGGGGACAAAATCCCCCCATTTTTTAGCCATACTAAATGAGAAAAGAGATTACAGAAGGTTTCAAAGACGAGAAAACCCCGGATTTAAAATATTACGCTTTCGACTGGGATGACAATATTGTGCACATGCCGACAAAGATAATTCTGAAAGATTCAGACGGAGAAGAGGTAGGTATGTCAACCGAAGATTTTGCAGAATACCGACACATTGTAGGAAAAGAAGATTTTGAATATAACGGACATAAGATTGTTGGGTTCGGTGACAATCCGTTTAGAAACTTTCGAACTGAAGGAGACAAAGACTTTTTGATTGATTCTATGCAAGCAAAGAAGGGACCAGCTTTTGATGACTTTAGAGAAGCAATAAATAATGGTTCAATATTTGCAATAATCACTGCAAGGGGTCATAATCCCGAAACCCTGAAACAAGCCGTCTACAATTATATTGTAAATGATTTCGGCGGGATATCCAAAGATGAACTAATCAAAAATTTAAAAAAATATAGGAACTTTACAGGTGAAGAAGATTTATCTGATAAAGAACTTATCGACCTTTATTTGGATTTAAACAAATACCATCCCGTTTCTTTTGGAGATGAGTCGGGTGCCACAAATCCCGAGGAGGCGAAGGTTAGAGCGATGAATGATTTTGTGGACTACATTAAGAATATGGCAGCATTACTTAATAAAAGAGCATGGTTAAAAAACGACATAGGAAACAAATTTACACCATCTAAACCATCAATTGGTTTTTCAGACGATGACCCAAGAAATGTAGAAGTAATGAGAAAAGCCTTTAAAGATAAACCAGATAATTTAGTTAAAACATATTCTACTGCTGGAGGAACTAAGAAGGAAGTGCAATA